ATGAATGTGGAAACCTTAACTAAAAGACCAATAATTAAAATAAAAGCTATAACTAAATTAATCAGAACTACTCTAACTTCAATAGCATTTCCCAAATTAACCTTACTACTAGTCAATGTGTTAATGAACATAATGAAACAACATACTATCACTATCTTAGACAAAAAGAATGTTACAAAGAACATAATAATTGGCATTACTATTCTAACAGGACTTATTAATAATTCAATATTTTTTTACAATTATCACAGACTAATTATACGAGACTTGAGCCAATTAGAGAGATAACTTAACCTTTAAACAAGCAATTGATATCTATCGTATTTAAGCTAATAGAATCATAACGAATTTCCCTAATAAACATCTGAAAAACGATGATATAAATTAAAGAAGATGATAAATATGAGGGAAATCTCACATTTATCATCTTCACAATTTATCTCATCTATTCGATTTTGACAAAGAGTCTTTTTTACAAATTATTATAGACGTTCATTTAATTCTTTTGCTAGCTCTTCAAATCCTGGTTTACCTAAAAGTGCGAACATGTTTTTCTTATAATCATTACCTGATATTATTTTTCTTGATTTATCAAAAGCCTTTAAAATAAGCATTATAGAGTATAAGTCTTTAAATATTTTCCTCATATTCCCCTACATTGCTTGTATTAGTCCCCCACAAAGTCCCCCACCATTAACTTTATTTTTTGTTCGCTTGTTAATACGAACGTATGTTTGTATAATTGAAGTATCAAAACATGGAGGTAATATCATGAAAAATAATTTAACTGGTGTCGTTGATAAAATTAAACTATTGTCTTCTTTTCCTGATATGCTTGTACGTTTTACTATTTTGACAAACAATGAAACTATAAACTGTATCACCTCAGATAGAAAAATCGGCAATCAACTATTATTTTTGGAAGATGGTAGAAGCCAAGTTGCAATTTTTGGTCATTATAATAGTAGGAAACAATTGGTCGTGGAAAAGTTGGCACTCAGAAATCCAACTAGTTTTGAGAGAAAATTTGCGGTAGTTTAGCTTAGCCCTTTATCTTACTTAAAATAAACAAAGCCTTAGAATGCTCCTGTGAGAGTCTTTATTTTAAGGCTTTTTTTATTTATTTTTAAACATTTGATAAACACTCAACGAATGTTACAATTATATAAAGATACTTGAGTAAATAAGAAGGAGCTTACTATGAAATATGAATTGTTTTTGAAATTGTATTGCGAAGCATTAAAGCACGAGGATGTTGATATGTATATTAGTGAATGTGGCTGGCAAGATTGGTTTGACGATTACCAATACCCTGAAGTCATTTTAAAGCAAGTCTACTCTCTAGCTAAATCTGATATAAGAGATTTAAGAGCAAAACTAGGTTACTCAAGAGCGGCGTTTTCTAGGGCTTATAACATACCAGTTCGTACAGTGGAAAATTGGGAGGCTGGAATTAGGGTAGCGCCAACGTATATTAATCCTCTTATCGCTTATACTATCATGGATTTTTCAAAGAACAAAACAGTAAAAAAGCCTGATCTCGATTAAGAGACCAGGCTTTTAACTTATACTCTATCAGTGACGTATTTGGAGTTTAAACTGATCCAACCGCCAGGTGTTTTGCCAGCAAATACATTTTTCCAAATTTCTTTTACGTCAGACACCCAAATAATTGAGTCTCTAGCGTATATGCCATAGTATTTGGTTTTCATTTCAGGTTCTTTATAAATCGTGCACGCCTTTTCTGTGATTTTGTAATAACAATTCTTTTGTTTGTAATAAGTTGGTTTCATGTTTGCGTTTCCTCCCTTAAATCCTAATACTTTTAATGCTGCATCAACTGCTTTTACTTTGTTAGCGTTCCATTTTTTCATATCATCGGCATTATCAATAAACGCCCACTCGATTAAAACGGTCGTTCCGACTGTCTCCCTAATGATGTATAGATCAGTAGTCGCTTTAGCCCCTCTATTCGGAAGTCCTAACGCGTTTGCAATTGCAGCACTTAATTTCTCTGCCAATGCTTTACCTTTTGCATCTCCCAAATAATACCAAACCTCTACACCCGTTGCTTTTCGGTTAAAAGCATTCATGTGGTTTGAAATATTAGTAGATAGCCAATTTGCTACTCTATTAATATTATTTCTGATATTCATCAGATTATTTAAAACAGTTGTCCCTGCTATATCTGTCGTATCAATCCACTTTGTTACTTCCAGTAACTCACTGTTTAACCATAGCATTTCACCATGTTCTGTCGTACCATTTCCAATGGCTCCAACGTCCATAGGCATGATAGGCGAACCAGCCCCTCCATGCCCTGCATGACTTGTATTTGCCATGTTATTCGCTCCTTCCTAAATAGAAATAATCTTCAATTTCTTTACTTGGGTCATCAGTCATCGGTCTATGTTTCTTCTCAAATAAAAATACCGCGTCTTTTTTAGTCGAAGTGAATTGTTTTGGAATTGTGTATGTTGTTTCGTTTTTCTGATTCATAAGATGCGCTGCATCCTCCACTACGTTTAAATCCTCTTTGAATTCTTCTTTTAGAACTTTTTCTGCATCGTCTAAAAACTGTTGCTTGTTACGCATGATATCCCTCCTAAATTTATATTAAAAAAGCCCACAAGTTAATGTGAGCTAGGCTTTGTATATGTTAAGGCTTTTGAACTGTCTTTAACTCCTTTTGTTGTTGGATCAATGACTGCATTGTAAAGTGAGACTAAAATCATCACTAACACGTAAGGATTCGAGATTGCTTTGACAAATAAATCACCTACAATATGCCACTCCGTTAAATCCTTTGCCTCAATTCCGAAGTAAGTCAAAATGGGTACCAAAATTGATACTGCAACTTGAATCCAAAATTGCGGATTACTAAATCTTACTTTCCAATTAATATTTTTCATGATTTTCCCCCTTTAAAATTTTCTTTCCACATTTCTAAAGATGTAATTCTTTTTTCATGATCTACATTTTGAGTGGTGATTGTTTCAATTGCTGATTTTAATTCGTTGAGAGTATCTAGCATTTTGTTAAATAAATGATAAAACTTTAATATTCCATATGATATCCCACCTAAAAAGCTCAACACTGCAATCCACTCTGTAATTCTAAGTCCTAAAAATATCATCCACATAATTACCCCTTCCTTCAAATTTTTGCTATCCAATCAACATCAATATCTTCTTTGCTAGTCGTTCTTACTATACACCCTAAAGAATCAACGTTTCCAATCCAAATCGGTTCAGATGATTTAGTAGATATTATGACGTTAGGTATCTTGCTGTATTGATAAGGAAATTTAATCATCGCATATCTTAACGTACCCAAAATTTTAACTGTTCCTTTTGAATCAGCATCTAGACCTAAATTATTAGAAATGAGTGTATTTTCGCTCAATCTAGAATTAATAATCGCTAATTCTTGAGTAAGATCAGAAAAATTATTTCCGATAATCGTATTACCATTTGACAGTTCTTTGTATTCGATCCCCACAATTTGTTTGCTGTTTACGTCCTTTGAAAAATTATTATTATTGACTGTCGTTTTAAAAACAGGCTTTTCAAAAGATATTGCTTGTTTATTTCCTGGCAAATTTTCAGTCGCGTTATCAATAAACTGATTTCCGCTAATATTACAGTTTTTTAGTTTAATTTTTGATAAAATAGCTTGTTGTTTGTTATTTCTGACGTTGTTTGACGAAATTAACATGTCTTCCAGTGTATCTACTCCAAGATGAGCTACATCTAAATTGATGCCAATTCGATTCTTTTGTATCAAATTTGACGTGATAGTCGTGCGTCCTTTATAAGCTAAAGATACTAATAGCCCACTTTCTTCGTTTAATTCGATTTTATTCCCAGTGACAATATCCTCGTATGATCCTTCCGTTAAATGTATTCCGTATTTATTTTCGCGTGTCGTATTATTAGCAATGATTGCTCCACCAGAGCCTTTGTTACCTATACCGATTCGATTACCTGTTGCTATATTTCCAATAATTCGGACTCCATAAGGCTTTTTCTCCACTTTGCTACCTTGCGTTTCAACAAAAATTCCGTAATTCCCATTGTCTCTGCATATACAATTAGTGATTGAGATAGATTCTGCTCCATCGGATGTACCTGTTCCGATTCCAATACCAGATTGACCTAGACCAAAACCTTCTAAATTTCTTCCACAGCGCTCAGCGACAACGCCATCAATTACAGTGCTAGTTAAAAAATCAGCTCCTAAACCTGTTCCTATCGTATCATGTATCCACAAATCTCTAAAACGTGCGTTTTTCATGTAGAGAATAAAAATCCCTTTTCCTGCAACGTGTGGTCCTTTAGCAGTCAATCCGCTTCCGTCAATTTCGAAATCACTAAACATACAATTGCGTAACCAATAACCTTCTAAATTAGATTGAGAGCCGTCTGATGGTGCGTTGACGTTTTCGATAGCGTTAAATATATTCCCTTCCATATATATTTTCGACACGCCCATACCACCACCTTTTACTGACAGATTAGAGTACCATTTTATTGGTTTATCAACTAATTTTAATGTCCCAGAAGGCAAAATTAATGTTCCGTATCCAAATTCTTGCCTCATCCAATCAACAGCTTTATTAAGCGCAACAGAACTATCTCGCTTTCCGCTCCGATCAATATCAAACCAATCAGCGTTGACCGTTCCGTAACTTAAAAATTCGCTCTTTAGCTTACCTGTTACCGCAACATTTTTTGGACGGAATTCATCATTTTTACCAATTTGCGCATCCAATCTATCACTTAATGTTCTAAATGATTCTAAACCTTGAGCTTTACGAGCATCTATCACTTCTGTTGAGTTTTCTCCTTGTTTTAATACTAAATTTTCTATTCTGTCTTTAGTATCTTCACTATTTTTTCTTGCTTCATCCGCATTTCTTTCAGACTTCGCCGCAAACAAACTCGCATCTTCCGCGTGTTTCTTAGCTTCGTTAGCTGCTTTATTTGATTGATCTACTGTATATTTAATATCGTTAACAGTGTTGATCGCTTCGTTTCCTTTTTCATTTGCAATATGTTCAGCATTTTCAGCTTTTTTATTTGCATCATCAGCTTTTTTGTTTGCATTTTCAACATCAATTTTAAATTTCCCGACATCTGAACTGGCTTGATTAAATCCATTATACAATTCTTTGTAATTTTCATTATGTGCATCAATGCTCTTACGATTCCAATTTGTCGGTATTTCTCGTCTTGCCATTTATCACCACTCTCCTCTGTCTATTTAAATGTTACTGTGCGCCAAGAATCGATAGTGCCGTCTGAATTTATTTTTAGCGGTATGTCAAATGTCTCATCTTCAAGCTTGCCTGTCACTTTAGTTATATCTCGTACAGCTTTATATTTATTATTGTCTATCAAATAGAGATATTCTGTGCCGAAAGCTACTCCACAATGTCCAGTGTCTGCAGACAATAAAGCGGGATAGTTGGTATTATTTAAGACACTGGTGCCAAATTGTAGTAATCTAGCACTACCGCCTCTCATACCGATATCGCCATGTAAATAAAAAGGTAAATCTGCATAGATACCTTTTTTGCTTGTATATCGTCCTTTTGGATCCATAGTCAGCATAGAGTAGTAGACACCATCTTCTTTATTTTCATACGACCAGGTCAGATAGTCACCTTTTTCAGACAATTGCATAGAAACCCCTCTAACATCGCCGTTGCCCTTTTTTCCACTTTCTCCAGTTTTTCCAATATAACGGTCACCATACCAATATTCTTGACCTTCTGACGTGATTTTTGAGGTTAATGTATGACTGCTATTATAAAACTCAATCCTATCGCCATAAAACTCAATGTTATCACTGTAGTTCTTCAATCCAACCTGCATCCAGTTAGCTTCTAGCGCATCTACTTTGATAGTATTCGCGACAATCAAGTCTCCCATGATTCCTCGTCCAGTTATTGCGCTTTTAAAAGTTTTACCACCATCATCACTTACGCCAAGGCCAGCAGCGTTAAAAATTACTAGTTGCTTAGGGTCCTTTTTATTAATCGCTAAAACACTGCCATCTTCCGCGACTTTTAACTGTGTTTGGACGCTTGTTAACATTTTGGTGACTATTTTTATTTCATTTGGCATTGCAGGAAAAGGTAGCTTAGTTTCACCAGCTAAGAGATCTTTAATCATACTAACTGCATCGCTTAACTTTCCGTTATAACGATCAACAATGCCTTGACTTCCAAACGTAAATTTTAAATCCAAAATACGCCCGTCCCAATCAAATTTTCTAGAACGCTTAACAACTCTGACTTGCTCATCTAATTGGATTAACTCATCAATTAGCCAACAAGTGTCGCCTAGCTCAGTAACAGCATAAGGATAATTTTTTTCACGTAAATCAACTAAATCTGCAGTAACAGATATTTTAATTGAGTTATCAACTTGATTTTTTAAATTAGCGTCCATTGTATCAGTTTTTTTAATAGCGCCGTTTTTAATTGGCGGCCCTTCCCTTTTACCAATTAATTTAGCTAAAGGACTTGTATACTCACGTATTAACTTTGCTTTTTGCCAACTAGTCTCTCCTTCATCCTCAAAGTCGCCATAGCCACGCATAAATGTGTAAAATTGTTGTCCGTCAACTTCATGTATGATGTTTGATGCATTTAATCTTCGACGGTACATGACATCTCTATCAGTTCCAATTCTATCTCTCACAGTTACGACATTTCCTATAAAGGTAAATTCAGCATTAATACGCTTCAAAACTTTTTGAAACATGGCTAGACATGTTTCACCATCACCATAGCCTTGTACTTCAATTTTATTCCATGATCCGATTAAATTGTAAGTATACTCAATTGGCTCAAAGATTGCTTCTAGCAATTGAGCAGGCGATTGTGAGCCGTCAAATCGTTGATAAATCCTCGTGCTATCCATGACATCATATAATTTTGGTATAGCTCGGATTGTTTTAAAGACAGCATTACCTGTTGATTTTTTTTTACAATAAATAATACGATATACTTCGTCGTTATCGTCTACTAACTCCCAAAATTCTGCTAATTCATCTAAAAAAACTTTGTTTGGCTTATTTGGATAAACATCCATTGAGACACTAATGTTTCCGTTGATCTCATCGTCAATCGTGTAGCTAGCCATTATAGGATATTCATTAGCGCTCAAATCTCTAACATACATACAATCACCCCTCTAAAGATAAAGATAGTTAAAATCAAAACTCACAGTAGCTGAGCTAGCACCTTCTAAATCAATTCGATTTCGGCCAGGTGCCAAACTTAAAAATTTTTTTGATGTGTCTTTAACAGCCATTAAACTATTCCTCAAAACAACTGGTCCATCAAAAGTCCAAGTTTCAGTGTTTAGTGGTGGTTTTAAAATATCAATGCGACTACCGTTTGCTCGATTGACTAAACTAACTTTAGACGTAGCTGATTGGATATTAGTTATCACTATTTTTAAGTAAGATTCGAACGGATGCACCTCAACATTACCAGCATTAAAAATCGTAAAGTTTTTAGCTGTGTGAGTATAAACTAGCTCACTATCATCAACTGTTTCTAGTCCCATGCCAAACGACCAACTATCGTCTGTTGATAATAGGCCGTATTTTTGTATATGCTGCGTAGTTTTCGAGGATTCAGCAACTCCTTTTAGAGCAATTAGTTGCACGTCAAACTTACCGGTAGTCGTTACTTGAGGTATATCAAAAGGCGACTTTACTTTTACTAACCACCTCTTGTTCGTTGACCTTTTCTCAGTCAAATAAAACGGGACATCACTTTTCAAAGCCTCAAAAATCTCATCTCTAAGAAGAGAAAAAGTAGCAACATCATGTGATCTAGCTAAAAAAGAAGCGCTGATATCGCGTGGCCCAATCGTTGAACCCGCATCAATAGCACCTCTTGCGTTTTCTACTTGTAATAAATTATGTTGATAATTAGGACTATCTACTCTAAAGTCGAGCGTTCGCACATCCGACTTATCAAAATCATAGGTAGTGCCATTTAAATGCTCGATTATCAAAAGCACCCCTCCTTGTTAGATTGTTAGAAAAATTTATACAAATCATTTAAAGCAGTATTTTCATTAACAACTTCCGCTACTTTTTTACCATCTAGAATGACATTCTGATTTTTATCCAATATCTTTTTAAGTATTGCATTTTGCTCGGAAAGCACATTTAAAACATCATTATCGCTTTTAGTTGTTTTAATAGATCGTTTAGCTTTTGAATTTTTAGTAACATCATTAGCGCTACCAACTAGTAAACTACCGCTAGCGTTAATCGCACTGTCTAAGTTCAAATTAGTTAATCCAGCTTTTACAGTAGATTGCATGATATCTGCTAATTTTCTAGCGGTATCTTTCGCTTTAATCTCGTCAAAATTAAAGTCGTTGACCATGAAATCTAACGGGCTACCAAAATCACCAGAAAAAGCATCAATTGTCTTTTGAATAGTTGGAGCAACACCCTTAACAGTCGATTGAACGTATCTAAATCCTTTTTGCAAGCTGTCATTAAATCCATTCATGATCGCTTTTCCAGCTGGAATCAATAGCCGTCTGTCGTAGCTGATAGGACCTTTGTTTTCAGCAATCCAATCAGCAATGCCACCAACAAATGAGGTCACACTATCCCACATTGATTGCAATCCATTTAAAAATCCTTGCATGATTGCTTGTCCCGCGCCAAATAAATCAATATCTCCAATAGACATGACTGTGTCTTTAATCGAACTGAATATATCTTGTGTCCAAGACAAAGCATTTTGCCAAGCATCTTGAATACTTTGAGCAGCTGAATCAACTAAATTAGAAATTGTAGACTGTATCTCGTTCCAAATAGATGACGTTAGAGAGCTAATAGCTCCCCAAACCTTGCTTGTTGTTTGCTGTACGGAATCCCAATTGTTAGCTATCAATTCTTTAATACCATCAAATATAACTCGCGCTAAATCTTTAATACCGTTCCACGCTGTACTTGCAATATCTTTAATAGTATTCCAGGCACCGTCCCAATCACCTGCTATTATTTGCGTTACCAACTTGATAATGTTCAAGATGATATCCATTGCTGTCTCTACCACTATTTTAATAACTTCCCAAACCGTTGTTATAACCGTCTTTATGTTATTCCAAGCTAGTTCTAAGTAAGGTCCTAAAAACGCCATTGCCACAGTAAAAATAGCTTTAATAATTTCCCATGTAACTGTGAAAAAATCTTTAATAGCTGTCCAAACCGTCACTACAGTCGTTTTAATTAGTTCTTGATTTTCGTTCCACCATTCGGACAGCGTTGTCCAAATAACCATGATGAAATCAACGATTGATTGAATGATAGGACTAACAAATTCAGAAATGGCAGTCCACATTGCTGATATCTTAGCAAAAATAGCATCTTGATTTTCGTTCCACCAAGCAAGCAACGCTTCCCAAGACGTTTTAATAAATGTTGTAATTTCTTCTATGATTGGCATCAAAAAATCAGAAATAGCTTGCCATATCTCCGTTACTTTCTTTCTAAAATTTTCGTTGGTTTTCCATAGGTAAATAAACGCCGTCACTAATGCTCCTATTGCCGCTATAATCCAAAAAATAGGATTAGCTAACAAACCAATCGTAGTCCCTGTACCAAATAATGCAGCCTTTAACAAACCCAACCATTTAGCCGCGTTAGCGGCTATATAAACACCACTTAAAGCAGCAACTAAAGTGGTAACTGCTCCGGCTAGAGCATAAGCCAAAGCCGGATTTTCTTTTAACTTTTCAGCAAACTCACTTAATTTTTTAGATGCACTGCTTACCATATTTAAAAATCCATCTAAAAAAGGGGCACCAAAAGCAGCTGCAAAGTCTTTTACAGATTGCTTCAAGTTCCCCATCACGTTTTCAAATCCATTCGCTTCGCGTGCTGCTTGACCAGTCACACCGCCCAATTTTTGCATGTTTTGCGCGTATTCTAAACGTGTTGCCTGTTTAGTTGCTTCATCTAAATTGGCCCACTCTTTAGTAGCTCCGATCAGCCCTTTTTTAACAGCGAAAGTAGCCATTTGAGTATCATTAGCAAAGATACCGACTGCCTCTCCGCCCTCGTAGTTTCCTTTTACAAATGACGTAAGTGACTCATTAGCTGATTCAAACGAAACATCGTAGAAAGCTGCCGCATCAGCAGTCATTCTAGTTGCGTCTTCGGCCTTTTTCATAGCAGTCTCAGTATCCATCCCCAACCCTTTGAACATACTAGTCATTTTAGACATGACCGGTTTTAGACGATTAGGCACCATATTAAAATCTTTACTCATCGAGTTAACTACTTTTTCTGCTTTACCTTGCATATTACCGAAAGTTTGCTCAAATTGAGACTCCATTGCTTGCAAGTCCCCAGCTGATTTTAAAGCAAAACCACCAAACGCAATAGCAGTTGCACCTATTGCAGCAATACCGACTTTAGCAGCTGTTTGAGCTTCGCTCGATAACTCTTTTAACTGCCTCTTGCCATCTGATGTATCAATATCAGGTCCTTTTACCTTTTTACTACTAACCCTATCACTAAACTGATCGTATTCCGATTCAGCTTTACTTGAATTTAACTCAACATCAATTCTGATTGATCCATCGCTCATCTACTCACCTACTTTCGAGTTGTGACGTTCAAACCACTCTCGTTTCTGCTTCAAGTCCATTGCTTCAAACTCCATCGCCTCACGGTTGGAACGCAAAGCGACAGACTTTTTAGCTTTTATCATTGCTTCTTTTTCTTCTTGAGACGCTTTTTTAGGTATTTCCATTTGTCTTATTTTCAATACTTCCCTAAACCGAGTATCTTCAGCCAATCCATCTAACATCGCATTAAACTTATCCCAGTGAAGCGATGTATCGACTAAATCAATTTGATACTGATGCATGAATGAAGCGTAAATATAACCGCTATCTTCAAATAGATCATAATTTTTAGTTTCTGGTTCACTAATAACGTTCCCTGCTAAATCTCTTGTCACATCTTCTTTCTTCTGAGGAATTAATCGACTTAATACCTCACTAAAAATCGTGTGGAGCATGTCATAATCAAGCTCTGATATTTCTTCAGTTGACAAGCAGGCAATAGTAGTCAAACATGACATCACCTTGTATTCATCGGTTTCGGCTTTGTCCTCTAAAATTCGGAACCAACGTAAGACATTGGAAAATTCAAGATCTAACTCAATGACTAATCCGTCGACATTAATTGTTGAATCAATCCCCCAAGCTAAATCGAGCATCTACTTACCCTTTTTAGCTTGAACCAATTTATTAAGTTTTTTGTTATCTTGAATTTTCTTGTACTCGTCCATAACAGCAGAAAATGCCTCTAAAACTGCTTGAGTATCTTCGCCAGTCGCTTCGTATAACTCATCAAAAGTCCCTTTGCCTAAAACTGTATCAACTAACTCTTTAGAGATAGAAACGGCTTCATCGAAGAATTTAATTGACTGTTCAAAGTCATCGTTCTTTTGAGCTTCATCGCCTTTTTTAAATAAATCTGTTTGTTTTTGTTGCATTTCTTCCGCAAACTTAGCTAGTTTTTTTCGTTGCTTGTCTGAAGTAGGTAACTTGTACTCGAATGGTCCAATATTTACAGGAATAAATGCCTCCTGCTGTAGATTAATTACAATACCTTTTTTACTCATTTTGTTTTCCTCCTAAAATTGTCAAAAATAAAAAGGCTAGTCGATTGACTAACCTTCTGGAACGGTTCCTTTTGTATCTTTCGGTGTGCCATCAAATGTCACTGTAAATTCAAGTGTTCCACGCACATTCGCATCACCACCTGTATGGACAATACCACTTAGAGTTGCCTTTCCTTCGCGGATACGACCATCTGGTTCAGTATGTCTAAAATAAACTTTACGGCCGTCTCCGGTTTTGTCTAAGGCATCACGTACAAGTTGTTGAGCGGGATTATCCTTGTACTTTCTATGACCCTCAAATGCAAATGAACTGTTAACTGATGTAATTTCCTTTTCAGTTGAACCTCGATGAGAATAGTAAGCATAATCTTCTTCCTCTTCTTCCGATTCAGTTTCAACTGTTGTAATACCTTCAGCGAGCTCATGTAGCTCTGGCTTAGCCTCACCAACAGGCAGTGGGCCAATTTCATACTTGTTCATCCAGTTCGGAAAATAGCCACTAGTCATATCATTAGCTGCCATAAACATTGGTTGCATTTTTTCTTTAATAGATTGCAATTAAATCATCCTTTCTTTGCATTAATAAATAAATCAAATTTTAATAGAAATGAATAAACATAAGCATTGTGTACTGTTTTTTCAATCATTCGTGGCATTGTATAACCACTAGCAGATAACAACTCAAAACTATCGTTACTGCTTATAATCGTTAATAGACCATCTTTTTTGGGTCTAGGCAAATCATCACACTCTTGATAGATAGACATTGCATCGCTAAATGCTTGTTGCTGATCAATATTTTTAACAACTACCTGAACAGACCAGTCATAAACTCTTGACCTATCAAAATAGCGTTGGTTAGTAGTCGATGGTGCATCTAAAATAGCTATTCCTCTTTCATTATTGCTAATAGGTTCAAAAGTTATAAAACCTTCGTTACTGTCGTTGGGAAACGCCGATTTTAATTCTAGCTGATTTAATAAAAAATCTGATAAGCGCTCATAAAAGTCCATCTCTACTAACCTCCACTATATTTTTTGATTTACAACATTCTGGCCAACTTCTAGCCAATCCGCTAAATATCTGCTCTTAGCTACCTCAAACCACAAATGACTAGCTTGTGGATTTTTATCTTTGCTTAAATTAAGGCTCCTTTTATAATATACGTAAACCGCATATTCTACTCCCCAAACAATTCGCCCTGCCTGAAAGTCACTATCAGCAAAAACAGAGGCTTCCAAATTTCCGTAATCTTTCGGAATAAACCTATTACTATCTTTAGCAATTTGGACACTCACGGCCTCTTGAGCTATCTCGATAACTTTTGAAATTTTCTGTTTAGCACCTTTGTCTCGAAAACTACTTCTAAAGATAATCATGTCAGTATCACTTCAAAATGATGTGGTTCATAGTTAGTAGTAAAGCACGGTTCACAGGATAGGACAGTTAAATCCATACCGTTAAACTTAATAGTTGAATCAACTTTAGGTTCGATAAACGGTTTTGAATGTTTAGCATCAATGTAGAGTATGCCTTTAATTAGCTTTTCATCGTTCACGCCAGTTTTCATGACTTCATTTTTTGGTTTAAATCGAACGTACTTGATTAGTTGTTCTTTGGTACTAGAACCACTACCCCAACCACCATTATTTGCTTTTTTAGGCTTATAAGTAACAGTATGAATGAGTAATTTTTTAGGAATCGGCTTAAATGACACGCATACCCACTCCATTCTTACGTACTAATCCAGTACCACTTAAAAATCCAATTGCCGCTGGACTAAAGCGACCAGCTTGACGATTAGTTGTATTAGTTCCACTAGAATAACTAAAACCACCAATGCTAACGCTGCTTTCTTGTCCATTGGAGTCGACTTCGACCCCATTTAATTGTAAATATTCGACTTGTGCAGCAGTTGCTTTCTTGATTAACTCTTTCGAGTGGTCCGCTAAATTATCAATACCTATTTTAACGATTTGATAACCTGTCATTTGGTCAACTGCTTCACTAGCCCTTTTAGAAAAACGAGGAAACTCAGCTTTTTCTACAGGCTCCCCTATGTAATCTTTTTCATAGTATTCTAAATCGATGTAAGGCATCTAATCACCTACTATTCTTGTTCTTGTAATGCTGCTTCTGCTTCGATTGCAGCTTCTTTACCTTTTACTTTTTCACCATTTGATAATTCGTAGTGACCTCCACCGGTATGGTATGGATAAACAACATCTTGGTTATCCCTTTCATTATCATTGACTTCATCAAGAATCGGAACAACAAAAGAAGGTCCTAGAATAGGACTGTAAATAATCTCGAAGCCACGTTTTTCAGTGACCTCGATTTCTTGACCGACTTCATAAGTTTCTTTGGTGTGTTTATCAATAAATGGTTTTAATACTTTTAATAACATTTAAGCTCCTCCTAATCCTCTGGTGTTCCAATGCCGATGTAAGCCAACGCTTTAGTTTCACGAATAACGAAATCTGTATCGTTTTCCATGAAGTGGTAAGTCGCTTGCTTAGCTGTTGCGTTAGAATCTTTAGCAGCGGTCTCTAAATTAACAGAGTAACCAAACACAACACCTAAATTGTCAGTTGGTGTAAATAAAATTACGTTATTTTCCATGCTTTCAACAATTTGTACTTCGTGACCACCTAAGAAAGTTAATTTACCGTTAACGATTGCAGCATCACCTAAGTTAGTCTGACGTGATTGGATTAGATTTACATAGTATTTACTTGTAGCAAGAGACATATGCCATTTAAATGACTCGCTAATCCATTCTTCTGGAATTTCACCAGTTAAAGCAGTTAGTTCTTCAATTGTTGGTAAAGTCGCCCCAACTTTTTTAACAATTGCATTTTTCTTGGCTTGAACAATAAAACCATCATTCAATTTAAGGAAATCAACACTAGAAGCTTCATCACCATTAAAAGCTAAGTCTTGTAAATCGACCATAAATTGCTTTTGCATCATGCTTAATAACGCTTGTCTAACATCTTGCCCTCGAGTTTGAGCTGTATAAACAACGTTGTCATTTTTAATCCAAGTATCGATATACGTTTCAACTAAACGGAAAGGAACATCACCTTCTGTCTTGATATCTGTTCCATCTGGGTTAGTTGCTAACCCTTGGTGTTTTTTCATTGTTCTTTTCTTAACACCTAACTTATCAATTGAACCAGTTCCGCTTTTAGCGAAGTGATGATAAAGTTTAGGTAAGATATTAGCTGTGTTTAATGCGTCTAATACAAATGCGCGAGCGTCATCGTCACGCAATGTAACAGCATTACCTCCGTTTACAGCTTTCTGTAATTCCGTCATTAACAATTCTGAATTTTGCATAATATACCTTCTTCCTTTTATTTATTTCCAAATACAGCATCAACGTAACTAGGTACTGCTTGCTTCTTAACTTCTGTTTCAATCGAATAAGACTGCTCAACCACGTTAGATTGACGAGATTTTTCAAGTTTTTCCAAGCGTTCACTAATTGGCGCCATTGCTTCAGCAACTGCAGCTTTCATAGTTTGGACTGTTGAGTCTGTTTCTTCTTCATCTTTTTTCTTTTCCTTGTCCTTCTCGTCCTCTTTGCCTTTGCCTGTAGCCTTTTCTAGCTCAGTTAAACGAGCATCAATAGGAGCAAAAGCATCTTTCAATACTTCTAACATTTCTTCTTTTTTCATCTCTTCACCTTCACTTTCTTGTTTTTTTGTACTAAAAAAAGACTTAATCGTATCGATTAGCCCTTGTTTTTCCTGTGATTTAGTTATTTGCGTGCTACCAATTAAATTAGTTAGCTCTGTTACTTCGCTTTGAACTTGTAGCACCTTTTCATCATCGCTCAGTTGATAATCGTCAACAATTCGCCACGTAGCACTCCTAAAAGCATCTAAGGCAGTATTTAAGTTGCGGACTACCTTATTTTTATCAAAAATAGCTTGTGTTGCTTTCTCAACTTCCTCAACTTCAGCGGTACCAGCTAACGAGTAACCAGTAAATTCACCTTTTTGGATAGATTCCCACATTTCATCAGTAGCCTTAGTCACGAGTACCCACGTCCCTTTTGTAATAGTAGTCTTACCTATTTCAATATCAGCTGGAGCAATGTATGATTCCACAACCTTGCCTGCTTCTGTCTCAAAATCATGTTGCTTATCAATATTTTGGTAGCTTTCCATAAATCCATGAGCGGCCTTTTCGATTTCTCGGGCCGTCATAAAATCGTCGTGTGCATCTTTTACTTCCGGCTCATAGACAACACCGTAAACTAATTTTTGTGGATCATCAGCCTTAGTCACTGCTTTTACTTGTTTTTCAAAGTTTGGTTTATCTGCTGATTTCGTTAAGAAGAACTTCTTCTTGTTCGCAGCTTTGTCGACAAATGAAACGTGTGTAACCTGCACATTTTTTAACTCTCTAGGCATTTAGTCACCTCCTTTCAAATTTAAAATAACCATTTCCAAATCTCAGAGAGTACTTTTATAGCTAAAATAAAAGGAACCCCAAAAATCAACGGAAATAGAAACATCCCGAGAACTGGTCCGAAAAATAATCTAAAAGCTTCTACAGTTTTTTTCATCTGCTATCCCTCCTCAAAATACTTTTCATCAACAACTGGCTCTAACCAACAATGACAGCGCACACGTTCTTTAGCTGATAACTTCGGTTGACGAGGAAACAGACATGTTTCAGTACCTAAATCAAATTCATTCCCTTTTTTAACTATGGTTCCATCAAGCGTCTCGTGATTTTCACGAGGTTCCTTAACACCACCAGAATGGCGCCATTTCGCACCAGTCACACTATCTGTTTGCATGATATTCTCGTAAGCTCCATAACTTTGCATTGTTAGCAACTCTGTAATTGCTGTAGTTCTTGACCTAGCATAGCTAAACTCATAACTTTCGGATAATCTAGCGCGTAACCAGTTAACACCCTTGCCCTCATCAAAAGCCTGTTCGATCAACTTTGATACTTGATTATCAGTAGATAATTTCATGATTTTAGGTAAGTCACGTAGCCATTTTTCAAACTCTTTTTTAGTTTTTTTAGTGATATCATCATAATTAAAGTTAGTATTATAGATTTGAGCTAGCGCTTGTCCGCATTCATCAAAGCCGTTTTTGATGCCGGGTTCGACTTGTTCCTCAAAATTAAGAACAAAGCTACGTTTATTTAGCACTCGCTTGACTTTTCTCTTACCTGGGAATTTGTCAAAATGTTCGAACAGATAATCTACGATATCAAGTATCTGATCTAAATCATCTTGTAAAACATCCTCAATTTCATCTTGAGTGGTTCCAATCAGTTTTACTAGTAACGCAGCAATAACAAAGCCACTTTCTTCAAGTAGTTTTTTCAACTCATTGTCATCATCTTTTTGGATAATTAAGGCTTTTTCAATTAATTCATCCATCTCGTTCCCTCCTGATTGCTCGACGTAACATACCAGCTAACTCACTATCTTGTTTTTCACCATAGGCTTTCTCTAAATCAATACTAGAATGACCTATGCCTAATCCATAAGAGTTTTGTTGTGATTTAATTGGTAAATTGTACTCATCGCCCTCAAACGGTTCTAACGGTACGTTAAGTACTCTAGAAACGATTGGCCTTAAATCATTCGGTGCAACTGCTCTTGCCTGAATGGCAGGCGTAAGAATATTTTTAATATCATCTGTATTGCTAAAGTCTGGAGATTTCAAAAACACTTCAACATATCGGAACTCATAATCGTTAAACAAACGATTTAATCGCCATTCGTACCCATCTCGACGAGGTTGGAATACTTGTTCTTCAGTTAACTCTTTAGCCGTTTCGACTGTGGCACGATTATAGTCTTCACTTAAACCAACATATACAGGAGGAAGCCTAAATGCACTCAACACATCAGAACGAACTTTTTCACTGTAATCTAAAAATAAAGCATCCTGTTGTAAGATATCCGCTAACTTTTCGAGTCTGATTGCTGCTTTGTCCTTATCGTTATCTTGTAAGAAGTCATTTTCCATACCGACTTTTTCAGCCTCAAGTAATATAAACTTATGTTGACTAGACTCGCCACCAATTGAATCAGAATACTCTTTCAACGTCGCTTCACTTTCTTCAGTCAATTGAGCATTCTCTAAAATGATTGCTAAAGGCGTGTGACGACCTTCTGTAAAGTAACGATAGTTTAACTCATTAGCTTTTCTATCACCCAATATACCTAGTAGCGTGCCGATATAGCGTGGTACTCCATACGGTTTGTGTTCATCACCAATTTTTAAGTGAATTAACTCAGTAGCATTTCCTTCGCCATCTTTTGCGACGTTCCCGTCGATTTTTAATGGCGTTGGATCCTCAAATGATTTATACCAAATCGATTTATGGACCATAGCACTATCATCAACTGTGTCCTGAAAATTAAAATAACGGAACTTTCTAATAGTCCCGTCAGGCATGTTTACTCTATTTAATTTAGTGACCTGGATGCATTCAGGTAATACATTTTCGATACCGACGACTTCGCCTAGGCCGTTACGGATAACTTCGATAAAAGCATTACCACATTCCTCAACATGTCGAATAGCCTCACTTAAAACTTCTTTCGCTGGTCTGTCCAAACTCAAATTGACCAACAGTGTTTCAAGTGCCGATTTTTCGCTATCCATCTCTGTTGTGACGTCTTTTTCTTCAACTTTAAAACGTACTCCCATACCGAAACCAACGATATTTTGAGAATAAGCTTCCACACATTGATTTAAAATAGTTGACGTTTCGCCAATAGAACGCAATGTTGCTAAATCATACGGTGGACTTAAAAGAGTTAAATCACGTCTAACTTGTTCACCACCAGTCATTTTATAAGTTAGCATTCTTTTCTTATTAGCAGTCACTTCCGATTTTTTCATGGGAATGACCGTCTTACTTGATGTAATAATTTTACTACTCACTGAACCACTCCTTTCACTATTAAAATAAGCGACCGCCATCAATGTTGGTTGCTTAAAACGCTACACTTCTATCTTGTCGACGTTTTCTGACTTTTTTCTCATCCAACTTAGTTAAAGCTTGCGACATCGAATCGACATCATCGTCATGTTCGCTATTTGGGAATAAAATAAGTTCTTCGACATAATCGTCTACCCACGGCTTCCAAAGTGGATGTGGTAGGTAAACGTTACCTGCTTCCCAAAAAGGAGAAACAGCATTCGCTCGAACTTCTTTGCCGCCTTGTGGATTAACAGGAACGATACCTGGTATTTTCTTTCCTAGCATCTCAATAACAGCAGAACCATTTGCTTTATCTTCAATTAGTTTAGCTTTTGCATTTGGCCATTTACTCGTCATAACCGTTATAGCTTTCATAGTATCAACAATACCCATTCGCTCATTGTGTCGGTCTAATAAGAAATACTTAGCTTCGTGCTTGCCCCAAACTTGACCACTAACGTAGTCAGATGTGCTTGTTTCCTTAAATGTACAATCCCACGATTGAAGTTCTACCTCGAAACGTTTAGGCATAACCATAACGTCATCGTCTAACCCTAGCTTCACTTTCATTTCTATAGTTGGAACATAATAGTTAACCCATGAACGTTTAAATACTTGGCCACCATCTGGCGTAGGTCTTTGCTGATAAAGAGACGACCAACCACGAGTTCCAGAAACGGCTTTCGTCTGTTTGGCCCACTCTTCATCTTTTCCGATTTCAGGAGCTAAGGCCTCACCGACTTTACGACCTAACAAGTCGCCCTCTTCTGCTATTGCTGGTATCTTGATTTCCACCCACGGAAGTTTCTTCTCTTTTAATAATCGACCTGCTAAATCGTCCTCATGCCAGCGAGTCATAATGACAATAACTGAACCAGTAGCAGATAAACGAGAATAAAATGTATCTTGCCATTCGTTATAAATCTTATCTCTTATCGTCTTACTGTTAGCTTCAGCTCTATTTTTAATTGGATCATCAATAATGAGTAAGTCAGAACCACGACCAGTAGCGCCCCCGAGAATAGAGGTACTATACAACTGCCCTAAGTGATTTTGAACGCCCCATTCCGAAACGCTAGCAGTATCAGAACTTAGTTGTAAATCGAATAAAGGTTCACTGTAAGTCCTGAACTTCTCACGGTTTTTACGGCCAAACTTTTTATAAAGCTCCTCTGAATAAGAAACAACCATAGCTAATTTATTCGGATTTTTCATTAAAAAATAAGCTGGGAATGTTTCAGTGATAAAAGTAGATTTACCATGCTGAGGAGGAAGTTCCACTATTAGAAATAAACGCTCGCCGTTCGCTATTCGTTCAAGATAAGGCGATATGTATAATTGATGTCTTAATGGTTTAAACACTTGTCCATTCGCATAATAAAAAAAGTCGGCATAGTTTCGTCTAGCCAACTCTTTTAATGCTTCATCTTTAATTTTAGTTAAATCACGTTGAGTCATTGGCTAATCGCCTCAATTCCTCTTCGGTTAAACCGCTGAATGGATTAGTAACTCCGACGTTTCCAGAATGTTCTATTTTATCAAGAGCTTTAAATCCTCCACGATCAAGAATATCTTGATAAATACTCTTTTTAAGTGATTGAAGCTTCTCCCAATCTTTAGATGGAAGATAATCTCGATAAAGATGGTCTTTATGTCTAGCAAGCTTATGAATATTGTTGGTCAGTTCAAATGCTTCATCACTTAAATCGTTTAATTGTTGATTAAGTTCTTGTTTACGTTGCTTATTTTCAGTCTTGCGACCGTCAATATCTTTGTTTTTTTCATTAAGAATGCTGATATCACGATTTAACAAGGTTAATTCATCTTGTAACTCCCAAATTTCTTGTTGGAGAATCTCTACTGCATTAACAACCTCATCATGACGTTGGATTTTAGTATCAGTCTCTATCGCGATGTTCAAAAGACTCACAAAACTACGCAAACCCTCGTCTTTCATACGTTTACGTAAATTCTTCATTTCTTCAACTATTTTTTGTTTAATGTACGGATGTGACAGTAAGGTTGAACCTTGTTGTCGAGCCGCTTTAGGAGAATAGCCTGCTTCAACAGCTGACTTAGTAGCATTGAAAGTATTCAAATAACTCAGAACAAACGCATCATATTTCTTTTTCGTCGCTTTAGTTGGTTCTTTGATTTCTGACAACACTACCACCTTCTTTCTTAGCTAAATATCATATTATTTCTTGTTATTTGTTTTAATACAGTCTCTCTAAGAATCGAACTCAGGCTGACAGGTTTGGAAGCTGTCGTGCTACCACTACACTAAGAGACCAAAAAAACGACCAGGCATTCAATCTGGTCGCAAAGGAGGTGTTGGATAATTCCAACTAAGTTAAATTAACAAAGTCTTACTGACTTTTATTCTTTTGAGAAGAGCGGAGAACCCTCTCAGTTATTGGTGGTGGTTGTATGGCAAAAGTTATTTATTATTGCTATCATTAATATAAGATACTGTAATTTTGCATAAAAAATACAACGTTTGCCACAACGGTTTTATCACTACTCTGAAAACACCCCTTAACCGAGTTATTATAAACGTCGGCATTATTAACAGAGTTGCCATGGCGCCGGCTTGTTCTATAAAATTATTCTTATCCGAAAAAAAATAAAATGAAATAATTAAAGGTAATACGATTGATAAGACAACATCTAATAATTCCGATATCCACTCAATTGTTTCATAGGTGACTTCTTTCCACGTATACGGTGGGACGTTGTTATCAATCTCTTTACTACGTATTTCTCTATAATACGAGTTGCTACTTAACCAGCTCTTAGTTTTTTTTACTAACCATGAGCTGATTAATATCATAACTGCTAAACAAATTATAGATATAATCGTAACTTTAAAACTTAATCGACTCAAATAAATAGCTGAATTCAGATTTTCTGGTTTAATATCAACTATAAATATATATATAAAAACGAAACAAATAATATAAAGCACCCCGTATATAAGCCCAACTATAGATATCTCAGATTTCTTTTCCATTAAAACATCTCCTTTTCCAATACAATCATACTAAAAAAGGCTAGTTTGCGCACCATCAATTAGAGATTTATTCAACTTTTCCATACCTCTGTTTACGTAGCTTTGAACCGTTGACCTTGAAACGCCCATATAATCAGCAGTTTCCTGATAACTATTTCCTTTGGCTACAACTGAATTGATCGCTTCTCTTTCTCTATCAGTTAAGCAACTCGTATAATCATCTAGCTTCTTTAAATCATCTTCTGTTAGATCCTCACTATCAAATCTAAACTTATTAACAACAACCATATCCATATCAGACCATAATTGAGTACGCTGGTACCTAGAACGATTACTAATCTCACGTCTTGCTCCTGGTTCTTTAGCATCACGTAACCACTCAATCGAGTACATCGAACTAGAAACTACTCCACCTAAAATGCTGATAGGTTTATTTAATCCAATGAGTTCTTCTCTAATAGCTGGTATTTCTTTCCATTTACCTTGATTCTCGCATTCTCTTTTGTATTTCAATAAATAGTCCCTACGATTTTTAAGCTCCTCTAAACGGTATTTTATCCCCTTTAAATCGTTTCGATATTCTTGCTCTAACTCATCCGCATATTTCCAAGTCATGAGACTGCCTCCTTTTATAAACAAAAAAAGAGGACACCTCATAAAGCATATAATCATGCTCTTTGAGATATCCTCTGGTTCTTCCTAGTAGAATATTGATATTAAATTTTAAAACCTGTTCTAACGTCGCCTTTAACTACTTTTCCATCTCTAACCTGAATTTCAATTGTTCCGTATTGTGGTAGTTCTTTTAAATATGCCATGCCATTCGACAAAATGACTATTGCATTGTCATGCTCCGTCAGTGCATGTTTTTGTTTATCTATTAATTGCGGTTGTTCGCTTTTCATCTCGCCAACTCCTTGTTATAATATCGTTGAGGCGGTATTATTTGAGTGGCAAGAGTGATCTTGCTACTTTTTTTATTTGTTCTTTTCCAACATATCTGCTTTAATTCGGTAAAAAGCTACTTCGCTAATAGATTCTAGTTGATCACAATATTTAGAATCTGGCTCAACTTCTGATTTGCATAAAAAAATAGCTTGATCATTGTCGATTGCTCCACTTCTAAAATTTCCCCATCCAAAAACATCTAAATATATAAAAGAGTTTTCTTTTTTATAAAACGGTTTTACAATCTCTTGTACTCTAGAAACAAAAGATTTCACTTCTTTGTTTTTAGGATTTTTCCTAAAATGAAAATAGCCGTGTTTACTTTCTTTTTTTAACAGTGACTCTTCAAAAATTTCATAAGCTTTGGTTTTAGGTTTAATTATCAACCTATCTCCTGATAACCCTATGTCTTCTTGCGTGATATCGAATTCTTTTAGAATACCTACCTTATCTAATTCTTTAAAAGCTTCATGCGGCCAATATTTATTCCACCAAAGTTTTTCGAATACGTCACTACCTTTATTAACTTTATATGCAACCGTCATTCTCTTTCCTCCTACACCATTTCTTTGTCATACCACTTATAAAATTCTTCATCGGTCGCTGTTTCACAATCAGGATAATTGCCTGGTTCAAACCACCAACCGTTTCGCCATTTCTCAAGAGTTAATTCTCTCTCGCTTAAACTTTCCATATCGTCAAAATTTTGATCTCTTCTTGCTCTAACATCGATATAAGAATCAAATTCTAGCTCACTGTTATATCCGGCTGTTATTGCCTCTTTGTGGTTATCAGCAAAAACTATCACGTTTCCTTTATCGTCATCTTGATACACTGAAATCTTCAATGCTTTCATTTCTATCTCTCCTTAATTAAGCCATTTCTTCCTCAAAAACCTTATTCTTGTAATCATATTTAGCTAATATCAACGGTATCTGATATCGATACATGAACATCTTAGCCTTGATGTTAAAGTCAGCTGTCCTCTTGCCTTTGACATCAACCACTTTTATTAGCTCCCCCAAGCTGTTGTAAAAAGTGAAATCTGGCTTGTATTTGATTGCTAAACGCATTTTACCGTTAATAGAAAACTTGTCCTGCAACACAAATGTTTCTTGCATCTTAAAATTCGACACTCCTTGCAATTTTAGAAGCTGGTAATACTCGGCCTCCGCCTTGCTGTCGAACGTGATACCATCTACAACTGTTTTCTTTGCTCCGTACTTGTTCGTTTTCGTTCTAACCGGTTTTTCTACTCGTATCGAGCGCCCTTTAACCCCTCTTGGATATCTCATTCCCCAATGATCCTTTTATGCTCTAACTGTGTGTCTGTATCTCACAGCAGTTTCACTCGTTTTAATAAACTTCATTGTATTTTTACTGACCACTCTGCGTATGCCATCGACTTCAACGATAAATATATTTGCATACTCAGCCGACTTAACGATTTTACAAAGCACACCTTGAATTGTAATTTTGATACCAGGTATCAATTCACCGCTATTCTTGTTAATCGCTTGTATTCTCACGTTCTGATACGCTCCTTTGCTGACATATACACCGAACGTAGAAGTCTTTATACCAATAAATTCGGCACATTCATCCTTATTCCCACAGAATACTTCTTTGTCTGCTTTGTATAGTTTATATTGCTTTAGTCGTTTCATAATTCATCCTCCTGTCACCTTACGCATCAACTCTTCGATTTCTGCACGTTCTTGATCACTCATAGGTGTCTCTTTAACTGGTTCTTTCTCAGCCCAATCTGGGAGGGTTTCTTTTCTAGATGATCCGTAATTGTTAGTCGATTTATTTTGACTTCGCTTCTTTTCGGATTCTCGAACCATAGCAACAGTTGTCAACTTCCTGTTTTCCCAATCAATCAATACAGTTTCGATATATTTAAACGAATAAGCTTGATTGAGAACTGCCGTTTTGATAGCCTCTTTAATTAATTCCATGTCATAGTCTTTCATCCAGTAGCTGACTGTTTCCATTTCGATACTGTTTAACATTCTTCCAAAGACTTCTTGGACATGTTCAAATAAATTAAATCGTTCAAAAGCTGGTTGTTGTCGTTCCTGCTCACTAGACTGACCTATACTACTCTTATCTAATCTAACCTTATCTATACTACTCTTATCTAATCTAGGAGGACAGTCGGTTGACGTTTGGTTGTCACTTGGTTGACAGTTGACCTCGCTGTTGGTATCACTGGGTTTATCATCATTTTCTTCAATAATTTCAGCTTCAATTTGTTTCGGACTGTCTGACAGTTGGTTGTCACTTGGTTGCTGAATGGTTTCCATTTTTTCATAGGTTCCATTCTCTAAAACGTGTAAACTTTTTAACTCTTCGATGAAAAGTGTCTCTTTTTTTCTGTCTTTTCTAATGGTGTTATGAACTTTCCAATCCTTAATAACAACCAAATTTGAGTTTTCCCAAAATAAAACAAATTGCTTTATCTTTAAGAGGTTCATATCGTCCTCGTCAGCGTTTATCATCCTCATTATCATTCTAGGACTAGAAACGAATCCGTCGTCGTCAGCGCCCATATTAAGGTGAAAATAGAGCGCTTGAGCTGACTTAGGCATATCTAAAAATAAATCTGAATTTGTTATCTTCTCACTAAACATTCTTTTCTCTGCCATCTTGCTTCTCCTTTGTTAAAATGGTAAATCATCATCATTGATATCAATCTGATTACTTTGTCCGAATGGATCACTGTTTCATTTAAAGTCATTATTCGATTGATTATTCTGATTAAAACTCTGTGATTCTTGATTCGATGCACTATTATTCGATTGAGATTCGTTTGAATTAGCAAAATCAATAATCTCAAAATCATCTATAATTATTTCGTCGTATCTGATAGTTTGACCTTGTTGGTTCTCATAGCTGTTATTCTCAGAACGTCCAGCAATTGCTATACGTCCGCCTTTTTTAACATTGTTAGCTATAAATTCAGCTGCTTTATTCCATGCTATACATTTGAAGAAATCGGCATCTTTTTGACCTTCTTGTTTAAATTTCTTTCTTGTAGCAATGTTAAAGTTAACTACTGCTTTACCTGAGTTCGTGTATCTTAATTCTGGATCAGATGTTAGTCTGCCTATTTTGATAACTATATTCACTTATTCTTTCCTCCTAGCAATTTCTAAGGAAATACAACTATTTAGTGATATTTCCTAACTTTCTATCATCAAACAGCGCTTGTTGTTTTTCAGCAGGTTCATCAATCTTCTCTGCTTCTTTACGTTCCTGCTCAATTGGTTCGATTTCATCTAGTTTTGTTTCTTCAATGATGCTGTCATTTTCATCTAATCTGAATACCTTCTCGTCAGATGTAACAGCGGTTTGCATCTCAACTGATAATATGCCCCATTTAGCTAGCAAGTTTCTTAGAACTGTTTTAATGGCCATTTGGTCGTAGTTCTCAATCCAAGCACCGCTTAATTTTTCTTTGTCGTAACCTTTAGCGTTTTTAATTCTATGTTCTTCAATTTCTTGTTTCGTCCAATACACAGTTTTTTTAAACCCATTTAAGAGTTCAAAGAACCCTACATAACCGATAACCTCATCTGATTTTTTTCCGTTATAGTCAAACTCGAACTCCTCAGTTAGTGGATTCCAACTAGCGATTTGTCCTTCGTATACTGTAATAGCATTTAATGCTTTATACTGACCTGAACGTTGAGCTAATTGGATATAACCTTTATAACCGAGAATAAATTGAGCTTCATTATGTTTAATCCATTGATTGCCTACTTTTTCGCTACGATTGAAAGGTACGATGTAGGCATAACCTAAGTTTTTATCGATTGGTAAATCCATTGTTGCAGCTTTCATTGCTGAGGCGATGATTGTCATAGGTTCAGCTTTTGCGAGGTAGTCATCACCACCTACTAAAGTCATGAGTGAACCCATAAATGAGTCTGTTTTATCTCTCAAAATGTCATTAAATTTCTTTTTCATCATCGGTGTAGCCATTAGAGCTTTAAAACCTAATTTTGACGGATCAACCTGCTGTGGAGTTTGTTTCTTTTCTTGTAATTGATTTTTTAAACTATCATTAGTTGCCATATTATCCAATCTCCTTTGTTTTCAATGTTCTAAATTCTGAAATTTTATAAAACTCGTCGTTATCCTTAATTTCTGGAAAACGTTGCTCAATGATTTTTTTATCTAAAGTCTTACGCTGTTGCTTTTTGAAAGTTATTACTCGTTTTGGCGTGATGCCTACAGAAGCATTCTTTTCTTTCATTTCTAACTTAATTTGATTGTCTAGTTTATTAGACTGGAGTTTTAAATCTTTAATAGTTTGCTCCAACTCGTTTTTGCTATCAATCAGTACATCTATATCATCACTCAACGTTACCTCGTTATCTCCCAGGTCGTTTGTCACTGATTTAATATAATCAGTAGTCGCTTGGCTACCATCAATTTGTGGCTCAATCATTTGTTCGACGTTAATTGTCCAAAAATCAACTAACTTTTTAGTTATAATGTCGATTAATTCTTGATCACGTTCAATCTTTTTCCATATAAACTTTTGACCGCCTATTAAAACAGCAATATAGGCATAATCACGATTTAAAACATTCATATAATGCTGTACCTGACAGATATACGCTAAAGGTATCTCATCGCCTTCCCAATCCTTAGCAAGATAAGCATTGGCTGTTTTACACTCCAGAATGGCGTTTTCTCCGACAACATCACGATCGATATTTGCTCTTAAAAAAGGATATTGATCGTGTACAAAAACTTGATTTCTGCGTCTTACTCTTTTACCGGTTCGTTCTCGGAACTCTTTCGCAACAACTTCTTCCAAAACGTTTCCCCAGTACGCTGGTTCACTCTCACTGAACTCAATATCAATTTGACCTGTTTTGTCTAGCCATAATTGAAATGGCGACTTCCACTTGTTTAGTCCGAGAATAGTTGCAACATCAGAACCACCAATACCTTTTCGTCTATCTTCTAACCACTGACTGTGTGTCATTGTTAATGTGCTTAATTGTTCCACGCTGACGACACCTCCACCATATTCGCTAAAACTGTAATCTCCTCTGGATTGAGTTGCTCAACTATTTCAATTAAATCTGCTTTTTCAAGCGTTTTGATATATTTGTAGATATCTTCTTTGAAAAGTAATTTTTCAACTACTTTTAAACCATTCTGTGTTTTTTCGTAAGCCTCGTGTTTTAAATGAGAATCACCTTCATAGACAGCTTGGCTATCCCACGTCTCACCAATTTGAGGAGCAGACTCTTCATCTAAAATTTCAATTGATGCACCATATCTATCTCTAACATAAGTAGTCATTTTCTAATCCTCCATAATTTTATTAACATAGCTGTAAAACCCATTTTGTGTTATAATTGATTCAAATAAATTTTAAAAAAATTCTTTGATCTAGTTAGTGTTCCAGCACTATCTAGATTTTTTTGTGTTTTTGGCATCTTGCTCAGTTAAATCATAAGCACATAGCCAAATCAGGCTGATTGGTACGATTGCTAGCAGAATATTGTTACCTAATAGTTTGAAGCCTAATGCTCCAACTACGAACGAAAAAACCGTTAAACCTAAAATCCTTAACTCGTATAGCTCTTTCACTTTCATCACTCCATTCACTTTTTAATATTTCGATACTTTATGACTAGCCCACCACTCATCGACTTCTTGAGCATTAAATCTAACAATCCTACCTCTTCTTGTATGTGGAATAGGATTTACTTTGTCGCTTTCCCAACGCTCTACGCTGGAGTAGCTAACATTCAAACGTTTAGCCACATCTGTTCTTTTCAAAGTAGCTATTCTAGTCCCTCTTATTACTTCCAACATGCAATCAACCCTTTCTAATGTATTTTTGCTGAATGAGATAGCTTTGTCTCATCTCTACACCTTCAACTATTGTTAATCCTTGAAAATCCAATAAACTATTTAACATAGATGATTTAACGACCAGTTCATCTATAAGTTCCAATGCAACCGCTAATACCTTGTCTCGTTCTTCCTTGGTCCATTCACTTTCTTTAATTGCTAAGATTAACTCAATATCTTCAAAAGCTTGTTTCCTTTCCTTTTCTTCTTTTCTACTCAAGGTTTCTAACGACCTCACATCTAACTTATACTTCACATCATCCATAGTAGGAGGTGTCCCTACGAATTTACTGGCAACCTCCGTATAAAATTTTGAATCTTGCAATGATCTAGCATACTCAATCGCCTTATTAATATTTACCGGCTGCTTGCCATTAACGTGATCACTTAGTGTTGCATTTGGTGTTTTTGTATCTACTGCAACATATTTCTGTGATTTATCTGTCCGTTTAAACGCTCCTTTAAGCGACGGTTTTAAAAACTGACTAATCATTTTTATCTCTCCTTCCGTATAATTGATAACCCGTTTCGATGCTTTTAGTAGTAGACTTGTCTATACAGTTTCCTTTTCTAACTCCTTATCACGTTTCGTGATTTCATCATTAAAAAAAAGATACCCAACAGGTTTTTTATAAAAATTAGATACCTTGATTTTAGTAGAATCTCTGCCTGTTCTTAAACCTTGTTCTAATTTTTGAAGCAAAGATATCGAAATACCAATTTGATCTGCTGCTTCTTCCTGAGTTAAATTCATTTTTTCTCGTTCTTTTTTTAAAACTGACATCTTAGCACCTCCTTATCACGTTCTGTGATTAGAGTATAACATCACGATCCGTGATAGTCAACTGCTTTAGTCACATTTTGTGATATTTTTTTATTATACCTTTACCATCACGTTTTGTGATAGTACAATCACATTATAAGGAGTGATTTTATGAACATCGGTCAGCGTATCGCTTATTTAAGAGAACGAAAAGGCCTATCTCAACCTCAATTGGCAAAAGACTTAAACGTAGCTACTAGCACTATCGGTATGTGGGAAACTGGAAAAAGAGGTTTAAAAGATGAAACCATTAAAATGCTTGCTGATTATTTTGGAGTCACTTCCGATTATTTATTAGGAATAGACTCAAATTTAACTCAAAAAGTAAAAAGTAAGCCCGAAACCATTGCAGCTCATATCGATGATGACGTAACTAAAGAAGAAATGGAAGATATTTTAAACTATATCGAATTTATCAAAAATAAACACAGAAAATAATTGGAGTTGGTTGTTATGCAAAACTCAGAGTCTCTGATGTTAGAACACGACTACTTAGCCTATGTATTTGACAGATATATGCCCTCAAAACAAAAAGGACTGTATATCGACAATACCATCTATTTAAACGCTGGTCAGTCAGAAAAAGAGCTGTATGCTACAGTAGCCGAAGAAATAGCTCATCATCTAACTTCATATGGAGACATTATTAATCAAGAAGTAGCTGACGCTCGTAGGCAAGAAAAAAAAGCGCGGTATGTTGCATCTTTAATGACAGTCAGTTTAGGTGATTTGATTACTTGCTATCAGCAAGGGCTAGTCTATGACTGGGAGTGTGCTGATTATTTAGGAGTTACAAGGGAAGCTTTTAACTCAGCAATCGAGCTTTACAAAGAAAAAATGGGGATTAAGTTTAAGTTTAAGGGTTACCTCTTCTCGTTTGAGATTGCGGATAGCCTTAATATTAAAAAGGAAAATTAGGAGGAATAAAAAATGAAAAAATTATTAATTGTTGGTGTAACTATTTTTAGTGTAAGTCTTTTAACTGCTTGCGGAAGTTCGGAAAAAAAGGAAAACTCAAAAGATTCTAATAAAATTAACGAATCTTCAAGAGTAGTCTCTAGTTCATCTACAAATAATGAGGCTAAACAAGCTAATGATAAGTTTTTCAGTCTTGGCGAAACAGCAGAAACCGAAAAAGTAAAATACACGTTAAAATCTGTTTCTTTGACTGATGAAAGAAACCAATCGACTGATAAAAAACCGAATAACGTTATAAAAATAGAATACACTATCGATAACGCTTCGGATAAGGATGTCCCTGTTGGTATGGACGTTGAAGTATATGATTCTAGTCAAACTAAAATGGAAACTTATCCTTTAAACGCAAAATTTGGTTCTGTTGCGTCAGGAAAAAACATGGAAGCTACAGCGTTCTATGGTTTAGACGAATTAGGTGAAACAGAAATTTGGTTTGCGCCCGTTTCCGGTATTGTTGAGCCTGTTAAATTCAAGGTAGATGTTAAGTGATTGTCCTTTAATACCTAAAAATATTTTTAAATTATAAACTACTTGGAGGAAAACGATGAAGAAGAAAAGGAAACGACCTAATAACACAGGACCTTCTAGGTCGACTACTATTATTGTTGGTATAATTGCTTTTTTTGTATTAATCAGTTTTTTAGCTAAAATTTTGATGGTCGCTGGTTTTATTGGTTTTATTGGTTTCGGTATAGTTGGTTTAATGTCATTAATTAAAAAAGATAACGTAAAGGCTAAAAAGTCTATTATATACGGTGCTTCATTCCTCGCAATGTTTGCTATCGGTAGCGCTGTTAGTGCAGCAAAAGATGATTCTAATCATAAAACAAGTGAAACTGAGATTTCGTTTGAACTAGTTAAAGATACACCCTCACTTTCAACTGATACGACTACACTCGCTACCTCTACTGAAGAGTCATCTACAACTCAAAGCTCCAAAAAAGAAGAAGAAAAGCCGAAAAAAGAAGCTAGTAAACCAAATAATTCAGAATTAGCAGCAAAAGAATTTGATGGTACTCAAACTATTACTATTAATGATAATAACCCTGGCTTTTCGAGCGATGAACTTTCAATGGATAATGGTGCTTGGGAAAAATATGGTGACTTGGATAACCTAAATCGAGCTACTTCTGCTGAAGCAATGCTAAACCAAAGTATCATGCCAACCGAAAAACGTGGTAGCATCTCTGATGTAACACCTACTGGATGGAAAAATAAAAAAATTAAAAGTGGATATTTATATAATAGATCACACTTAATTGGTCATGCTTTAGCTGGCGAAGATGCTAATTGGAAAAATTTGATTACTGGCACTCAACAATTGAATAATCCGGAAATGCTACGTCATGAAATGGATATTAAATATTATTTAGACCAGTCATCTGATAATTATGTTAGATATTCGGTAACACCTATTTTTAGAGATAACGAATTGGTTGCTCGTGGCGTAAATATGAGAGCTCAATCGATCAATAGTGATTCTATAAAATTTAATGTATACATTTTTAATGTCCAAGATGGTGTAACTATTAACTATTCTGATGGTTCAAGCGAGATTAGTGAAAGTGAGTTATTCGTTGAAAAACCTAAAGAAGAAGCCCCTCAACAAGAGGTGCAACAAGAAGTACAACAAGCTCAAGCTCCTGCTGATCAAGGACAAACAGTTTATGTTACACCAACAGGCAAAAAATATCATACGCATGCACACGGAAGAGGGAACTTCTCTCCTTCTACTCTAGAAAGTGCTAAAGCAAGTGGTTTAACCCCTTGTAATGTGTGCTATTAAAAAGAGTTGCTTAGATGAAATTTGGACCAAGAAAAACAAGTTTTAAAAAATCATTCAAAGCTCGGACAACCGGTAAGTTAAAAAGAAAAGCAAAATCAGTAGTTATACCTGGATATGACAAAAAAGTTCAGGTTGGGTGAAAAATCCGAAAAAACTGCTTATAATAAAGCATATTTTTCAACTAAACCAACAACTAAAAAGAGGATCAACCAAACTCACGAAAATAGTGTTGTTCGTTCCAGACCAAAAAAATCTCAACAAAAAGTATCAGTAAACAAATTTATTTTCTTTGTTTTAGCTCTAACACTTGGTTTTTTGGGCGCACAGTGGTTTTATGCTAAAAATTTTCAAAAAGGTATAATGTATCTTTTATTTTCTTGGACATTTATTCCCTTTTTTATCAGTCTTTACCAAGCTTTTAAAGCTTTATTTATTTTAACAGATAGTTCTTACAAAATTTTCGTTTAGAATAGAAATCATTAATTAAATTTTTATTAAAATACTGAAACAGGAGGATGGAAATGAAAGAATATATTTATTTAGATGAGGATGCATTAAACTCAATTTTGTCACAAACTGATGGCGGTTTATTATCTGCATTTTCAAAATCAAAGGAACAAGGAAGCGTTCGTTCAGAATCTTCAACAGAAAATACTGAAAGAGGCATAGATGGTCCATGGATTTTAGGCGCTAAGTATTTAAAAGAGTTTTCAAATGAATCAGGGATTGAATTAACTAAGAATCAGCAAAAAACATTAGATTATGTGTTAAGTGACCATGCTGTTGATTATCTTTTGGATAAGTTAAATTCTTTTTCAAATTTTAAAACGGATATTACTAAAACTAATGAAGGAGATATTGTTTATTTTCAGACTGAATTTAGTTTATATGATTTTAGTTTAATTAAAGAAATAACTTCTCCTGAAAACACAATAATGTTCACTGATTTAGATGAGAAAGAAAAAAAACAAATCGAAAAATTAAAAAAAGATATAAAAACTTGGAGAGGACAAGTGAAAAAACACCCCGAAATAAAAAAAGAAATTGATAAAGCAGAATCTCAAATTAAAGAATTTGAAAATCGACTTAACAATTTCTCGATGATTCATCAGGCTGCCAATTTTTCTGAAAACATTTTAGGTGGGAGTTTACTGATAAAGAGCAATTCTTCAGTATCTTTATGTAAAAAAGAAGCGTTTAGATTAAATAAAGGTCAATTAGCAATGTTAGTTGATTCAAAAAGAAAAATAAAAATATTTGGTACAGTAATTGCTAATAAAAATAAAATTCATAAAGATGGCGAGTTCGGTGAATTCAAATCAGATGAAATGAATAAAATACCTGCCATGTTTACTGAGATATTTTTATCTAATTTTGGAATGATAAATGAAGGTGACAAAATAATAAAACCTATTGCTCTCTTTTTTGAATAAGTTTCCATTGATCGTCAAAATCAGCATCGAATTTTTCTATCTCTTTTAGTTCTTGTTTCATTATATTTCTATTGTCTTCAGCAAAGATAATATGCTTTTTTTCTTGTTTATAAAAATCAGCATCGAGTTTACTCTTATTTTTTAAGAACTTAAACACTATCTTCACCCCACTTTTAATAGTATTATAGCATTTTTTTAGTTTAAAGTGCTATAGAGTACCTTAAAAGCCTAAACAATTAGGCTTTTCTTTAAAATTAAAAAAGAACATACATTCGTATTTTTTATGATTAATTACGAATCTACTATAAATAAACAATCAAAAAGTTAATTAACAAGATGTTTTCGAATATCAAAGGAGGTATTTCGATGGCTTATGTAGAAGCATACAAAACCAAGGACGGAAAAACTTTTTATCGTTATCAATACATTGCAGGAATTAATCCTGCTACCGGTAAAAAGATTAAAAAGTCAAAACGAGGATTTAGAACTAAGACTGAAGCAAAACGTGCTGGAAATTATGCTGAGGAAATGTTTAAACGTGGCAAATTGATTGAAGGAAACAAAACACTACTTTTAAGCGACTATCTCACTACCTGGATTAATGAATATAAAATAGATGTGAAACAAAGAACCCTAGACGTACATAAGTATAATATAAACCACTATATCATCCCTCACGTTGGTTTTATTAAATTAGTTGATTATTCTTTGCAGGATCATCAGAAATTTATTAATAAACTATATAACGAATTAAATTTGAGCAATGCCACGATTAGGCTGGTCAACGGAACAGTTAACAATGCATTTAAAAAAGCGGTATCTTTTGGAATGATTGCAAAAAACCCATGCAGAGGCGTAGAATTCAAAAAAGAAATCATATCAGAAGAAAAAAACTTTTCTTATTTCAATAAGGAACAAATCAGTATATTTTTGGAACAATCAAAAAATGAACGAGAATACATCTTCTACTACTTTTTCCTAGCAGCTATATTTACCGGTATGAGAAAAGGCGAATTAATGGGGCTACAATGGCAAAATATAGATTTTGACAATAAGACTATTAAAGTTAAAGAACAACGCCTATATAGCCAAGAAAAAAGCAAAAAAATAGTCTTAGGACCTCCTAAAACTGCCGCAGGATTCAGAACACTATCTATGTCTGATTATTTAGCTAATAAATTAAAAGAATTAAAAACTATTCAAACCGACTACAAAAGTATGTATTGGTTTGAAAGAAAATATCCAGAGTACGATTTTGTTTTTTGTTATCGAAATTTCAGCCCGATTGCTAACAGAACAACTAACAGTGCGTTTGAGAGAATATCAAAAAGATGCGAAGGTAAAGTTCCTATGATGAATGTTCACGACCTTAGACATACCCATGCAGTAATGCTGAGGGAGGCTGGTGTTAGTCTAGAAGATATTCAATCTATTTTAGGTCACAGCAATCCGCAATCAACTCAAATCTATGCTCATATCACTCAATACAGTAAACAAAACGCAATGGCCAAATTAGATTTACATATTGTTCAAAATCTATAA